GCACAATATATCACATGTTGCGTGGCCAATGGCAGAGGGAGATGCTGTAGCTGTGAGAGATCCTGATATGGAACATGTTAAGCCAGCAACACCTGACATAATAGCCGACGTTGATAACGTTCCTGTAATGGAGCAGGAAAGAGCGGCTACAGCTGATCCATTACCAGCAGCAACAAGTGAACCTACTATATCACAAGTTAAGTTGATACCTCCGGCAATAGCTCCGTCTGCTGTGCTTTCACTTAACGCACGACACACCATGGATCCACCCTTTTGAGGAATAGACCATGCAATTGGGGTAGCGTATCCACTGGGAATACCTATTACACGAGATACACCGTAGGTACTTGAGTAACGTATACGTGCTCCATGACTTACCACAGGTAAGAACAGTGAAGCTGTACCAATTCCGTTTACAGTGGAAGGACCCGCTCTACGAATACCATTATTGATCAAGCCCATATATGGTAATCAGCCCCATATAAAGTCGATAGTAGAGGTTAATGGTGAAAGGTTTGTTGTTGCACCAGTTCCAAAGAGCATCCACACAAGACATGCTCCATCTTCAATCTTGGGAAACGAAGGAAACTGATTAACCAGTTCTCTTTCTGTCCACTGCCCTGTTGCAGACGGAGGAAGATCAAGAATTGGTTTGGCAATACATAGGCCTAGTACACCAGATCCTGTATAAGCAACACCACCAGATAGCGTGAAGGATTGAATAGAAGCTACTCCTGTATCTCCACTAGCTAGTGGTAAGAACGGTCCATAACGACCAGCAGCGTTACCTGAATGAATTACACGGCCTGCATAGGCATCTGCAGCTGCGCCCATTGTTGGTGAGCTTGAGAATGCTCTACCAGGCGTACCCGCACTATTAGTGTAGCTTGAAGCTGTAAGGTTAGGACCGCCAGCAGTGGGCGCTGTACCAACTACAAACGAGGCAAGGCAACCAGCACTACCACGACCCATCTGAATGGTAAGAGTGTGAGTACCTGTTCCAGCGTCTGTGAAAGCAATAACTGTTCCAGCAATATAGTTTGCATAGCTTGTAGCAACACGAGCTGTAGTGGCAGAGACACGAACAAGCCAGTAGTCTGTAGCTAGTGAAAGACCTGTTGGAAGCGTTGTGGTTGTAGTGAATCGTACTTTGGTTCCGCTTACAAAGTCATTAGTGTAGGTCAGAAGTAGACCGGATGAGGATGATGCAGTAAACGTATTTGTATTGATTAGTGAACGAGAACCGACACCTGTTACATCTGTACCCGATAAACGATAGTATCCTTGAAGGTCCACTAACTTTGCCTGCCACGGAGCACCAGCAGCGGCTACAATAGACATACCCACATTGAGAATGTGTTTGGTCATTGCACCACCAGGAGGACCTCCATGGTTTATACCAAAGACGTCTGTTCCATCTCCAGAGAACTCATCACAGGCTTGCCAAAGTAATGATGTACCTGGAAAAGTACTTCGTACAGGATTACCTAGTAATCCCATGGTAGAGTGCCATCCACCAGCAGTATTAGCTGGCGTGATGTTCTTAGCACTTTCTCGGTGTACTACACGTCCTGAAGTTAGGGCGGAAATTACGTCATCTTGGTTAGAAATAGTCATTTATCATTCACTCCACACAAATTCTGCATATCCAGCTATAGTAGCTGTAGTTACCGCCGCAGTAGGACGGACAATTAAGTTTAGGTAAGCACCATCTAGAATAGGCGTGATAGGCTTGTTAAGGCACACTGAGGTTTCATACGGTACATTAAGCTCAACAGTTAAAGTGTCCATTAATGGCTTAACAAGCACTAACGCAATAAGCCCGCCAGTAGGCACAATATATGTTACTGATGTAATAGAGCGAACTCCAGTATCTCCGCCGGCTAGTTTTAGAAAAGGTCCTAGTGTATTGATGTTAGACGCTTGAGCACTGCAATATAAATTACCGAAGTTAGCTACTGCACCGGCTGTTCCTTGTACAGGAGAAGTCTTTGCAACGCCATCTTGATTTATGTAATCAAAAGTAAACGTACCGTTGATTACACTAGTAGTACCCACTACTACAGCCATGACTTGAACACCAGCACCATCAGTGTATCGGGGAAGTGTTACAGTATTATCTAGTGTTTGTACATCAGTAACGTCAGCATCAATACCTGAGTAGTATAGCAGATAATCAAGAAGCTTATACTGTCCTATCATGGCAGCAGTAGCTGCCACTATGCCTAGCTTGCTAATCCATTTTGTAGCAGGAGATTGGTCTGAACCATGAAAAAGACCACGAGTACCATTCAAAACTGTTGCTTCAAGGGGAGTAGCAAAATAATAGTTAGGAAGTGGACTGCCTGCTAATACAGACAAGTCATGCCACCAACCTGCAGTTATTGTTGTAGTGAATACTTTACGAAAAGAACATGTATGAACTCGCCTACTTTCATAAGCGTTGGCCAAGTCACTTAGTGTTCTGAAAGCAGCAGGCATCAGTCAAGTGTTAATGTAAGAGTACCAGCACCAAACTGAGGCTGAATACCAGATACTACAGGAAGAGACGAGCCAAGGGTATGATATGCGATAATCTGTGTTGATCCCGCAGGAGTAATACTTGCATGGGTGATTGTATTAGAACCACCAGAACAAACTACAAACTGAATAAGGTTATCATTAACAGCTTGGTTACCTGTAACAGTCCAATCTGCTGCCGAACGGTTTACAGTTACCACTGCATACCCGGTATAGTTTGCTTCAAATGCTGTTGACAGGCCGCTTTCCGTAGGGTCTGCTGTATGAAGATGAATATCAAATTGGGTTGCGGCATTCCATGGTAAAGCCGTGGCTAGCATTATTAGATTGAGAATGTCAGTTTCTGTTGTATTCCCGAAACTCATAGAAAAATCTCCTTTGTCTGTGTAATGCTAACGAATAGATAGTAATACAGACATTTATACTGAGTAAGTATAACATACTGCGGATAAAAGTAAAAGCTTTTAGAGTGTTATCTCTTTTTCTACTACTAGGTTATTAAGTGTAACCCCATCAAATGATTCATAAAATGCATCAATGCTGCCGTCATCAGCAATGTAGCGATAGTAAGGTCCACCGTTATTAAACGTGTAGGTGTACACATCTCCACCAGCCAGTGCCGTATGTAACACTGGTTCAGCATTCCAGCCCGTAGCAAGGTCAATCCAGGTAGGGAACTGTGTGCCGGGCAACACACCTATAACGCCACCACCCGCTACCCAACCTGTTTCAGTTAATGTGTAGATGATATTTTCAGTTGAAAGTATTACTGTAGTTCCTATTACTGGAGTATTAGGTATCTCATCTACAATGTGAAAAGCTTTCGTGTAATCTCTTTGATGTCTTTTTCGGCCTTCTCCTTGAGAAATCCAGGCTGACCCATTCCAGATGTACAAATAACTATCTGTTGTCAAAACGAGAGAATCCCCCACAACCGCAGGGGCTGGGAGGACATCTACTATCTCAATAGCTAGAAAGGTCATTAGGGACTAATCATAGCATGATTTTTAAGCGTGATCTAGAGGATCAACTATTTGTCAGTTTATGTAGCTCCTCAGTCAATTGCTTAATCTTCTCACACTTAGACAATCCTTTAAGAGGTGCGGTGTTCTTCTTGTACTCCTCCACGTCAGATTCGATGGCCATTTTTAAATCTTTTCTACAGAAAGGTGAAACAGGGATGTAGACATGTTTAGCTAAATCATAAATAGTAATACCAAAGTCATACTCTCCTGCCATTTCTGCAACACTTAGTTCTTTCATTGCTCTGTTAAAGACTTGTTCAGTGTATGTGCTGAGATCAAGTTCATCTGTCAACCACTCATAGAACGGTTGATCACCTTCATACGAATCAAAAAAGTTCTCTAGTTCCCGCTTTGTCTCAGCATAATAAAGATGTTCACACCAAAAGTTGTTATTAGCACTCTCGTGGCGAGGGTCACCAGCAGTAAAAACGAAATAACCTTTTTTAAAGTTCTTAATCACAATACCTCCGTTAATACTCGCCAAGAATGAAGACTGTTATCTACAAAACATACTTCTATTGGAACATTCCTCATGTTAGAAAGCCAGTGTCTACCAGCATCACGCATGTACTTCATAAACTCTACAGGGGTTTCATGAGCACAAGTTGCCCATCTTTCTCCTGAAAGGGAGACTACAATATACGGATTGTTTGTATCCTCTATGGTTAGATCTGCTGAATGTATCTTACCTAGCTCTCTACGTATATTCATAGAACCTCAATATCTGAGTCACCAGTAATATTAGCAGCATTCTTTACCTCAGCTTTACCATCCTTATTCAGGAAGTTAGTCTGAGACAAACCAATACTCAGAAGTCCTGCTAGGGCTACGTTAATGTCCATTCCCTGGTCAATACAAGCAGTAGCGACACTGTGCAAAGACTTTTTCAGAGAGGCATTGGAGGCAATGTACAAATGGTTCTTTCCGCCAACAGGGATAATAATGAAGCTGTTTGGAATGGTATCTCCATACTTTTGAATCAAAGCGGAGATAATCATGCCAAGGTCATCCATCATCTTAATTGCACTCGCGTCCGATGAAGCATCTTCAGCCATTGCCTCGTGAGCCTTTTCCTGCTTCTCTTTCTCATCCTTGTAAAGGGCTGCGAAGTCATCCATGTCTGCGAAACCCATACCCTCCAAGATGTCAGTGTAGGACACACTATGCTTATCCTGCAAGGTATTCACTTGTGCAGTAAACAGGTTCTTGTCAATAACACCACGAACGTAGTTACGACGAACGGACTGAAACTGAGCCTTGATATCATCCCAGTCATCACGAATGACACAAGGAAGGGCTTCTATGCCCAGCTCTACGCCAGCCTGACCACGGTGATTGCCTGAGATAACATCATATGCCCCGTCAATACGGGTTTTGACGATCAGGGTTTCATCAAAACCTTCCTCAAGAATATTCTTCTTTAGTTCAGCAAACTGCTGCTTAGACTGCTTTTGGGAGTTGCCTTCTAGCCAGCGAAGCTTATCTACAGGAATAAGCTGGGCTACATGAACCTTAATTTTTTTCTTAGATGCCATTAGACTCTACTTCCTTATTCTTGAGCAATTCATTTAATGTTTGCACAACTTTAGCTCCGTCATCTCCATCATCATAGCCATCCATTTCATATCCAGGATCTATACTGAATTTGGCCTTGATAATGATGTCTGTGACATCTCCTTCATAGAAGTCAGCTTTGTTTGTAGCATTCCACAAATAGCAAACTATGCTTTCTTCTTCAACTTGATCTGCTAGTGACCGGAGTGTAGCAGCTACATGTTCCTTAAAAGTATTCATTCAATATTCCCCAGACAAGCGATGTCTTCAATAAATCTTGCAAACTTAGGTATGTCACTTGGTAAAATACCCAAGTGACCAAGCTCACACCCGTAATCACGTATGAATTCATTAGTAAGCATATACAGATATGCTTGTGGATAATGGATTAAATTAGGATCTGTCCTAAGCATTTCATCCTCAGCTCCTGCAATTCTTGTGCATAACTTAATGAAAGCTACAGTTTGATATTTATCCACTATTTTAGTTCCTTACAAGCTAGTAATATATTCTTAATCTCTGAGTGAGTCATTCTATAACCAACTGGCAGAGCAGTGACTTTACCAAACAGCTCCTCTGCAACAGGATAACTAGGAGTAGCTTCCCATCGGTCTTTAATGGAGTCAATCTTATGCAAAGGTACACATCCTCGTGTAGCACTAACTCCATAGCTGTGTAGATGAGCAATAACTCTATCAGCAGATTCAGTAATAAGCAATGGATATCTGAAATCTGTGATTAGGCGCATTCCATGATCTTGTTCATAGTTCTTGCGGTTTTGCACATAAACATCATGCATAAAGATTCTTTCCTGCAGGAATGTGGCCATCTTGGGAGAAAGATGGCCAGCATGCCCCAGTATGCCTGAACGAACCGTTTTGATATCATCCATTATGTCCTGATACTTTGAGACAATAAATCCTCCAGCTCCGATCAGTGGAGCTAGGTCATAGATCTCAAAAGTAGCCTTAGGCTCAGTGGCTGCAAAGGGATTAACTGTGTGTCTTGTATCACAAATCTCAATGATGTCTTGTTCTTTGAGAAAGTCTCTAATACTGGAAGAAACGTTATCTCCGCTAGTAATGACTACACAGTTTTCACATTTTGAAACAGCTTCTTTAAGAATGGCTACATCGAGTTGCAGATTGAACGGATTAATGTCCAGAAGACAGGGCAAAGCTCCGCTACGTAGAACGGCCGCCAACGCCTCTGGAGAGGCCGTAACGGGCATGATGGCTACGATGTCTAGGGTTCGTGAGCCAAGGGCTTCTAGGACCACCTGAAGGGCAAGCTGGTAGGTATTCGTGGCCACACCGTACAGGTCTGTGTTCACTTGCCTCCACTCAAACTCTTCAAAGCCTATCTTTCTAGTAAAGTCAATCATTTATACCATCCCTTGCTTTTTAAAGCTTTCTTCACCTTGTCAATATTCTCTCTATGAACTCCACGAATAGGCCCATACTGGTTTAGAGCCTTGATATGCTCAGGTGTTCCATAGCCCTTGTGATTCTTAAAGCCGAAGTCTACCCTTGTATTAATAGAGTTCATGTAGTTATCATGATACACTTTGGCAATAATAGAAGCAGCAGAGACGGTTGGATGAGTCGCATCTGCCTTAACCACGGCGTTTAGTCTAGGAATGTTAAAGTGTTTATCACCATCTATGATTAAAGTAATACCAGGATACATAGCCTCAATCTGAGCACACATGGTTCTAATTACTGTAGAATAAGTTGTATAGTGCTCCACTTGTTTTGTACAGCACCACAAAGCCTGTTCTCGAATAGCTTTGGCAGTTTCCTGTCGTTTAGCCTCTGAGTTTAAAGCTTTGCTATCTTTTAATGGTAGAGTAATGGTATTATAACCAAGAATACAAAACCCTATAATAATAGGACCGGCAAGCGTTCCAGTCGCCGTCTCATCGATCCCAGCTGTTAGGTTTTCATACATATAGTTCGTATAACACTAAGAAGGTTTTGTAATGTATTATAACAGCCTGTACACAAATGTTCTTTACGTACCATGCTTGCTGCTGTAGGAGGACTCAACAGTAACCCACCCAGCTCCACTAGCTCGTTCTTACACAGGTCACAAGAAGGTTTAATTGCCATGTAAGGATTTTCCAAACTCCTCAAACTCAGTAAATAGATTCATGGCAGCTTCTACAACAATCTTTTCCTCAAGGGCTCTAACCTTATCATTTTTAGAAGGCTTTATGGATATACCAATCTGTGTGCGAGCTATTCTAGAGCAAACATGCTTCGCATTTTCTAGTTTATTATAGAAGTGTGAAGGTTCATTGGTAAAGTCATTTATAAACGTTCTACAACAAGTTTCACCAAGAAGGACTAATTCAGCAAATCGCTTGTCACCAATAGTCGGTTTATGTTTGTTATGCACCATGTATTTACGTTTATAAGTCATTTCTCTCCGAATGGTGAGGTTAAATCAAGGTCGTCGGAATCTTCTTCTTTAAAGGGGTCATACACTGCATAAACTTCTTTGGTTTCTATATCTTGTAGAATAAATGGTGTATCAAATACTCTGCGTGACCAACGCTGTGTACCCCGAGGTACATCATTCAGATTATCTGCAGTATTATCTTTACCAGTAAAAACTGTAATATATCCTTCGTCAGTGTCTGCTTCATTCACATGCCCAATTACCTGTCCTAACATAATTACTTCAATACGCCTAGCTATAGGGTCTTTTGCTGAAACTCTCATATTTTACCTTTCAAATCTTTGCACAGATCTACAGTTTAAACAAAGATTATCCATTTGTTTCTTATTAACTATCCAGTCGGGTAGTTTAATTGATTGTTTATCAAAAGATAGAGTACACTTGCTCTTAGGAAGCCAGATTAGTTTATCTATTGGATAGCCTACTAGCAATTTCCAAGCCTTGTCAGTCTCTTTGTCTACACGATAAACATCACAAGTGACAGAGTACTCCTGCAATGTGCTACTCCCATAAGCATGGTCATGTCGTCTTCGTCTTACAAGCATAATTAATTCACCAAGTAGCGGGTCTTTGATTGTCAGAATAAAATTGAGCCACGCGCCCCGTGGCCACAATCCTACCACGCACGTACATGCGGTCAACACAAATCCGAGGCTGCACGATCGGATCTCCAGGACGCGTTCCTAGAATGGTTACTATTTCAGCTGTGCCAGAGCGTTCTTTATTCTTAGATAAGAACATACAGGCCGCATGAGCGTGCGGATAGCTCATTGGGCCTACCAATTCATCATTCTTGTTTTCTCGGTAGTAATAGTAGTTCATACTCCCATTAATGCTTCTATAAGCTTAAGAAATCCACCACCAACTCCTGCTGCTGTAATTAGGGCAATAACAAGCTTAGTTCTTCTTTCTCGTGTGGACTCCTCAAGCGCAATCTTTTCCTTATCATCTTCTTTTTGTCTCTCGGCTAGTTTGGAGAAACCGCTCTTTACTTCTTGCTTTAATTCAGTAATATCTGAATCTATACGTTGAAGATGGGCACTTACACTCTGGACATCTGACTTTAAGCCAGGCTTACCATTACCATAGATAGCATGCTCTAAGCCATCAATTGCTTTGTCCTGAGTAATCTCTTTCTCGGACATATGATAGATAGTACCGTTTAGAGTGTCCAACTTACTATCCAATTTTTCATAGTTATGGGAGGTAACACCCGCTAAATTGCGAATGTCTTCTTTAATATCGGCTTTAAGTGACTGCAATGTATCCATAAGTAATGGATAGTATATCACACAGTGCCAAATTGGTCATTTATTAAATGAATAGGAGTTAAGTCCTACACCTCTATAATAATTGGTTTATTTTCTAGTCTATATCTTCCTGTCATACAAGAAGCGTTAATTACATGAGTTCGTCCTATTTTGGCAGTACCATATCCTTCATGGATATGCCCACAAACAAAAAGCTTAGGCTGCAGTTCTTCAATAGTTCGTAGCATGACCTTACAACCAACATGTACTTCCTCAAAAGGATTGTCTAAGTCAGGACATCCATCTAAGTAACCAAAAGGAGGGCTATGTGAGATAATCACATCAGGATATATGTCCATAATATCTTCATGTATCCTCTTCGCATGGATACTCTCTTGTGCATGGTTAAATACCCAGTGATGAGGAAAGAAATCAGGACTCCACGGAGTTCCATAGAAGGTTAGTCCGTGTGATTCCATAGATTGACAAATCAGCAGATGACAAGAGTCATTAAGTAATTCTCTAGCAAAGCTCTCATTCCGCTCAAACATAATGTCATGGTTACCAGGAACCACAATCTTCGTTTTGTGGGGTAAAGACCTAAGCCATGTCGCAAAGTTTATAATGTCTTGTTGCTCTCCGTGGTTAGTAAAGTCTCCTGCGTGAATAAGAATATCTCCATCAGGAACCTTTAACTTGTAATGAGCAGTATGCGTGTCACTAATACAAACTATCTTAGTCATTTAGATTTATCAGGCGGTAAAAGAGATACACCGTTAACAGTGTGAGTGATAGGCTTATTATTAAATCTAATTCTCATCGCCTCCAAAGCTTGGTCTGCTACAACTACACCATCAGGTACAGTAAGGTGGCCTCGACCGGCGATAAGTGTGGCACATAAAAAGTTTGCCCATGCAGTTTGTTCGACGTCTTTATTCATGGCTCAACCTCATTTGCTTTAGCTTCAGCTTTTCTAACAATGGCTTGTGCTTCTTTGCTATGCCCAAGGTCACCGTCTAAGTATATGCGTAGTTCATACCATTTTTGTTTTACCTGAGCTACAAGGTCAGGATTCCACTCAGGAAGTTTACTTAGTTCAGCAAGGCATTCGTCTACAATCTCATACCAAGCATCGGGTACATTAAAGCTTATACAGCGATAAATGCCATACTTTTCGTTTAACTTTGGTTCTTTATTATCGTAAGTCATACAAAAACCTCTATATCAAAAGAATACCAAGTAGGCTTAACTCTTACTTGTTGATTCATTTCAACAAATCTAAACAACGATTTTTCTTCCTTTTCCACTATCAAATAGATTGTCTTAGTGACAGTGCAGAGAACCTTGTGAATAGGAAATGACTTTCCAAAAACATTGTTCCTATGAAAAGCACCTTTATAAAGACCTTCAATATACTTTTGGACGTCATCTTTGCTGTTATAAGCCAGCTTTACTTCGCTAAATTGCTTATTATATTCTTCTTCAGAAATCCAAGGCATTACTTCCACTCCTCAAAAACAATTAACTCAAGACCTTCAGTGTCTAGTTCAAGAATAACCTGTTTCACTTCATCCCAGTCTAATCCGCCTAAGCCTGCTCCGATGCGAGGTAGTCCAATAGTCTTGATATTAGAATAACCACAGGCATTGCTCATGTTAACTACATCTAACATTTGCCATAAACATTCCTTCACCACATCAAGCGTTGCTGGATTGATAAATTCGTCTTGTGTGGCCAAATTAAGAATATACTTATTAAAAGCTTTATAGCTCAGAACTATTCCAGGTCGAAAACTGCCATCAGTACAAGCAGCCTTGTAGTACTCGTAGTTCCCAGGAAAACGCTTCTTAAACTCTTTTGCAATACCAGCTCCCATTACTCCCGCACAATTACAGCCATGAGCAATAGCATCCAGTCCTGGATAAGTGAACAAATCTCCTGTAACAAATTTAACCATAAATAGCTCCTATAGAAAGATCACGTTGATATTGCAAACATTCCGAGATACCAGAGCGGAGAGTGATTTTAGGACACCACTTGGTTACCGCTTTTGTACGAGTAAGGTCGGGCACCAACACGTTAGGTCGCCAAGGAAAGTCTTTCAGGTCTTCTTCTAGTGGACTAGAAGTATCTAAACCAGCAAGACTCCAAACCGTGTGATACAGTTCTTTAATAGTGATAGCTTTGTCTGATCCTAGATTATAAATACCTCGTTGACCATGAAGAAAAGCTTTCATCAATGCATCAAAACCATTAATAAAGTCGTCTACATGAAGATAAGACCTCTTACGATAGCCATACTCAGGGTCCACGTAAGGCTCACAGTTATTGGCCTTATTTACTAAATCATCCACTAGGCTAGTGACAGGTATTCTTGTTGAAGTACCATACACAGGAAACGTGCGAATGACCATACATGGCGCAGGATTAATGTTCAAGTAATACGTCTCTGAGGTAATGTACTTGTAAGCATCCAGAGCAAAGTCTGCAAGAGGATGAAAGCTGTAAGGTAAAGATTCATCTATGAAATTTGGACAAGCTGTGCCTTTATAGAGTAAGTGAGACGAAAGAAGGAGGACAGGAGTCTCAGTGTCAATGTGGTCATTCACATTATTAAAATCACCACCAAGTAAACACATGTCCGCTTCATCAGGAGTATCAACGAAGACTACACCCAAGAAAAGCAGTCTAGTTTGCAAAACATGCATGTAAGGATGCTTACTCTTAGTAAAAATCTTTAGTCTGTTCTTAGTACTCAAAGTTATCTCCTCAAAATGTGGTTGGTTTGTAGCCTGTTCTTGCTTAAAATTATTTCTTGCATTATTTCGTGCTTCCAAGGAGTTAAGCACTCTTTCTATTGCATCAGCAATTCTGTCAAAAAGGGCAGGTAATGTCCACATACCAAGTGGTATTAACGCTACAACAGAAGCACATCTAGTTATAAGGTGAAAGAAACTCCACATGCTGCTAAGATAAAGCTCAGTACTCCACGATTCGTAAATCCACCAGATAGTGGTAATACCGAGAGTTACCCCCTATAATAGCAGTTATTACAACTAGCATATAATCAAAAACACCAGCTTGTTTTTTACTCACAGGTTCTCCATCAAGCAATTATTAGGATGAGGGCAGCGAAGAGGCGTTTTACCGCACTTACATTTAGGTAAGTGTACTTCTTGTTCTGCAAGAATCTCTTTAGGATTGCTACTTAGACTAGGATTAGCAGAATCAAATCTACCTGTATCTACGTTTTTATTATAATCAGGAATAATTGGCAAGCTCATTGGTTAAGTCCTTTACTACTTGTTTAGCTTTTGCTAAGGCCTCTTCAACTTGATTCTTACGCAACTGTTTCGCGGCAAGTTCTGCTTTACGTTGTTTAGCTACCTGTTCCCAGAGGTTATCTACTACGTCAACTAAGACTTTATCTAAACCAAAAGATAATGGTTCTATAATAGTACCTGTAGCACATTCTACAATGATATCTGAATCTGACCACAAATCTGGTACTCTCTGCTTTGCATCTTTGAGAAGATCTTCGTATGTTTCATAATCGCAGGCATCTAAATAATCATACATAGTGTCAAAGAACGGACCTGTAATATCCTCTAACAAAAGCTTTTTACTAGTAAAGTGGCTAGTATAAGTATCATTATACTTATCAAAAACAGATTCACCATTATTAGAGTATATACGTAGATAACCTTTTAGTTTCTTTATAGCCATGATTTCTCCTATTAACAACGAAACGAACTTGCAGACCAGTAGCGTGTATCTCCTACGTATCTACCAAACTCTGCAGTAACAAAGTCATCTGTTCTGTCAAGAACCTCTGCAATAACCTTGAAAAGTTCCGCAGCTTCTTTTATCTGCTTCTTTTGTAATTTTGTGAGTTCTTCATAATCCTCAAAATCACCCGCTTCATCCAGGATTTCGTTAGCTTTAATGTCCTTTAGTGCAAGGAACTTTTCTAGTAGATCAGATTTCATTTCTTTCTCCAAACGTCAGGGTCAGTTTTCCACAAGTCTTCAGCGTTTCCGATCAATACCTCGGTGCCGTCAGCCATGTGGAGGGTAACACAGGGGCGAGGAAGGTCCAGTAAAAAATCACACTTTCGCATACAAAAAAGCCAGCAGTGGTGATTGCGCTTGAAAACGAGAAGGGGCACCAGATGGTCAGGGCATTCCCCAACCGTCTGTGCCCACCAAGCGTATATATCATTTTTTGCGGAAGTCAAAAGCTGTTCTAAGTGCCAGCCTTCACAATGCTTACTCTCAACACAGAAGGGAAATGTAGGATCAGGAGTAGATATGTCTCCTGATATTTCCACACCTTTAAATTGAAAACCCATAGTAGAAAGTCCACCAGAAAGTGGAGTACGGAAAAACTCCGCGCCATCCCACCATTCTGAGAACTTCTTTACTAGTGTTCTCTCCGCATTTGCTCCCTTGTTACGTGAATTAATTCTTTTTTGCTTTGTTGCCATAGCAACAGAGTATAGCACATCAGCTTTACGCGAACCATCGTAGTTATATTCTGAAAAATATCTATTACCGCCGCCCATATTACTTTCTCTTTTCTCCACTAGGTGTAAATACTGCATCTTTAGCAGACCACGACCTTTTCAGCCTTTTGTTTACTGGGTTTTCTATTGCTTCTTTAGCAGTTAACCCTCTTCGTAATCTTTGATATATTGTTGCTGGCAATATTTCTTTTTCTGTTGCCCACTGTGCTTGAGTTTTAGTTACTCCCTCAACAGTAAGTAATTTGTTTCCGGTCCTATTATTGCCTTGTTCTTTCATGGTTGCCCACTTGCAGTTATCTGGGCTGTACCCTAATTCGTTGTTTATTCTTTCCAGGGAAGCTTCTGGTGGACGGTCACCCATATCTAAGCAAAACTGTGTAAAAGAATGCCAACGTTCACACACTTCTATTCCTCTACCACCATACCTAGGATATGCAGCCATACTTTTATTATAGCAACGTGTCATCATTCCATAATACAAAGAATAGAGTGGGTGGTCCTGCACTTTGTTTTCTTTTTCACGCAATTTGAATGAACATAACTTGCAGTGTGTCCTCTTACCACTTCTAAGGTCTGAGCCCCGTACAGGTAGTACTGAGCCACAGGTACAACGACAATTCCATTGGGCATTGTGACCTTTGCCGTAGTGCCTCGACTCAATAGTAAGTTGACTGAATGATTGTCCAGTCAAATCTATTAATCTGTTTCCGGGTTGTCTTTCAGCCATTGTTTTAAACTCGTTCCAGGAGGGGCAAATACAGCAGCCTTGTGGGGCCACGCCCTGCGTAAACGCTTATAAACACAGAAGTGATCAACTAAGCATCTATCGTCTCTAGCCCATTCTGTCACTAACTTAGTTTCCTCACCAATTGTTAGTCTTACGTTACTGCGAGTGTTAAGGGGTTGTTCACTGCGAGGAATCCATTTCACATTACCAGGCTCGTAATTACCATTCACATCTATACGTTCAATCGTGTAGTCAGATTGAGGACGGGCGCCCATCTGCATGTAGAAAGCTTCAAAAGAATCTATCCATGGAGGATGTACTGTGATGCCTCGGCCACCGTACTTGGGATAATCCTTGCAGGATGGGTTGAGGCACCGCTGTGTCATGGCCACCCAGCTGTTATATACCTCAGCCATCTTCGGGTCAACCGTGGTTCCATTTTTATCTGAATGGGAACACTTTTTGCACATGAGGGTCTTGCCAGAGGATAGGTCATTCTTCCTGAGCTTTCTGACCGTCTTTCCGCAGGCGGTGCATAGAACCAGCAGCTTAGACTTAGGAAGCTCCTCTAGGACCTTCCAGGCGCCGTACAGGGTGCCTATCATTGGAACCCTTCCTCCTTCAGCTGGGCAACACCATTTAATAGCTCGCCTCTTGCTTTATAAAGAGCACTGCTAAGTATATACTGCTTCCTACGTCTTTTACCTTCATCTAAATAATCAACAGGATCAGGAGCCTGCATTTGTAAAGAAGCAATAAATGATGCAAGGCTCTCTAAAGTTTGAATATTAATCATTTATCTAAGCTCTCTTTCGCAGCCTTAATAATTGCAATGCCTCGTGCTAGGCCCATATCTTCAGCAGATGAGAAGGTTTCAGTAGTATCAGGCATATCTTCACCTAGATCTCTTTGCCTTAGTGCAGTTCTTTCTATCTCAAAAGCATTATATAGAGTATGCACTACACGCTTGTTAGACTCTCTTATTAGGAAAGCAACCTGATGCTCTAGCTGTTCCCTACCATAGTCCGGCATCAGCCTCATTGAAAGCCTCGTGCGGATATTGTTCAAGGAATAGTGTTGCAGCCTCTTGTAAGTCAGAGGCATATGCTTCTTCATAAAGTCTGTTAATTTGTCTGTTGTAGTCTCCATGTATTAACTCACTAACTTCCTCGAAAATATCTTCCATGTTTCAACCTGTATAAAGACTAGGGGTGATGATTAAGGGATTATCTTCTTCTTGTGCAGCCTTTAGGGCTAGAATACGTTGAGCAGTCTCTTCCTTGGCAATAGTTCTTACTGCCACATTAATCATCTGTGTATCATCATCTACAATGATGTCTAGATTGTAGTGAGTCACAAAGAACGTATTAAACTGAGGATTAGCAACTAATTGTGCCATAATCTCAGCGTAAAGTGGTTTGAAAGCTTCCCAGTTAAACTCTTCGTTATCTTCAATCATTTGTTGCCTCAGTCTCTAAAAGTTTAGCTACCAAAGCTTCTTTGGTAAGCTTGTTATACTCTGTTTTTTTACTCATAGTTCCTCATAGAAAGTCTCGAACGAGTCAAACACCCATTTGTCAGTAATGTATTCCGTTATTTCCTGCATAAGCTGGTCCATAGCATAATCGTCAATTACATTGACTTCAAATTTAATTATGCCTTTGCAGCGGCCGGGCTTACTTGCCAGCTCCTCCAACTCCAAAACACGGTTGATAAGTTGCTGCTTGGTCATTTTGTCATATTTATTCATCAGTATCAGGCTCCATTTCTATCTTACTAAGGAATTCGGAAACCTCACGTTTACTTCCCAACTGGTCACGCAGTTGTGTGTTGGTCAAACCTAACTCAGCGTAGCTATCATCACCTTTATCCTCGTGATGACGTACTGCATCCCAAACTATTCTCTTCAGAATACCCCACTCCATACTGCTGAAGCTAACACTATTCTGACGATAATCTTCAAAGGCTTCAATAGCCATAGGAACGTGTTCTCGTACAAGGTCTAGTATAGCCTGTGCAAATACCCTAATCTCACCCTGAGCATGTGAATCCAATCTAAGATGTAAAAAATGCATTAGATTATGCAGATTCACTGTATAATACATAGTAGAGTAAATATTAACAGGAAGAACAGAGCGGGCTAGTTCTCTAGCAAGACCATTATTCACAAGCTCTTGATAGTTAGCATAAGCAACTTCTGACGACTTCTTGATAAGAGCTTGAGAGTACGAAGCTTGGTCAATTACCCCTGCATCTGACCCTTGATGATTGTTCTTTGCTTGAACATTCATTCTTTCTAAGTCAGGAATATAGAACTCATCAGGCATAATACTATACCTAGCCGACATCTCATTAAACGAGCTAGCGCGATGACGTTGCCATTGCCGCACAACGAGGATGGGTGCCTTGACTGCAAAAGTAAACACTACATTCTCGAAGGGCGTTGAATTTCCGCAGATGAATGAAAACTCGTTTGGACCACCACGAACTAGTAATAAACCTGTACTTGTTGTAGTGCAGTAAACAGAACCAGTGTACTTGGATGTACTAAAATATTGTTTTCTAGCTTCTAAAGACGTTCTTCCTTCAGATAAAACAGCTTTCGCTCTGAATGTGCCTCCTTGTGGTTTATCAAAATGAGCATCATAGTTGCTGACTGTAGCTAAATCACAAAATAATTTGACTAAAGCTTCTGATTTTGAAGAAAATTCAACTCTATCTTTTCTAGAAGAGTTTGTATGTCCATCACTATTAATAAGACCATCAAGTATCCCATGTGCAAAGCTACCAGTTAACTCTGGAATATTTAATAGTTGTTTATTCTCTGCACGACACTGAGGATTATAAAATGGTTGTATCCATTCTTTAATAATTTCAGCACCTAAGTAAAAAACAGTTGCCTCATCATGCGTGGCACTCTTATTTTCTGTATAAGCAATATTTAGTTTGTGAAGTACATTACGTAAATATTCTTTTTTTCTATCTTTTTTCAGATGAAAGGATAATCCATAACCTGTACCTCCTCCATCACCTAAGGAAAAACCAAGTAACTGACCATGCCAAAATTCCGTATCATCAGTTGCTTTGGTATGAAAAGCTGCTCCAGACTCAAAGTGACCCCAACGAGGCATTTCATCGGCATTGAATAATCTATATTCAGGTTCATTCTTCTTTTTAAACCACATCTTATGATTAGAAGTAACTCTATAACTCATTCTACTATTAAAGTAATCTTCCATAGTCTCGTCGATTACTTTAAATTTTATTAACGGAAGTTTCTCAGGAGACAAAGTATGATCTACAGGATTAGGAACCATAAAAGTCTCCTCCTCCAAACAATCGCTCCACTTAATCCAACCTCTTGCAGTAAAAACCTCCATAGTCGGATGGTAACAATGATGATGTCTCATCAAGTATCGAATTAAGGTTCTATCATCAGACACTGCTTTTACAGCATCTCCAGAGACGGATACACGAGCCGAGTCTACAATAGACTGGTCATTTCCCATTACATCTCTAAGCTCAACAAAGCCCTTGTCTAAACATTCAATTCTTTTCATTCATGCCTCATTTCTACATTAATCTTCAAGTAAGAATCTTTGGTTTCTTCACGCTCACAAGATGTCAAAACTGCTCTAGTTGAAACATAGAAAACTGATAGAAGTTCTGGCCATCGTAACTACCTACATGTGTTTGATCAAACTGATAAACAGGAGTCCCACTCCAATAACCAATACATACTACATTGTCTGGGTCTACATCTTCAAATATTGACTTACCTACTGGCGGATGACTTTCAATAGAAATATGTTTAAAGAAGTCTGAAGGTCTAATGTAGTAAAAACTAAGGATGCTTATTGCGAAGGCAAATGTAGCAACAAAGAGTGTATAGTTGTTAACACTAATCACAATGTACCCAAAGGTAAACATAATTAGAAATGAAGCAAATATCCATAACCGATTTTCTGTTTTAGGACTCATAAGTCTAGTTCCTCTACTAAATGACAGTGCAATGCTAAGATAGAACGATTATTCTTGTAGATATCGAAGAAACAAGTGTCGGGGAGTGAATCCTGTTCTAGCTCAGAGCTGTGGTCATCCTTCGCCTGCTCATTATTTCTTATAATCTTAATCACTCCTGCGTTGTAATTTCCTTTGCAAGAAAAGTCGTTAATAGCCCTAGCTTCATTCTCATAACGTACATCAGATATAACAACCTTGTCAAAATGTTCAGCTTCTCGCATAGTAGTGTTAACCCAAAGGTTTTGGTCAATACTACGTCCCCAATCTCCTACTGCTCTTAGTATATCCCTCGGAATAAGAGTTAAGTACTTGTCTTCTACTAAAGCACCATTAGGACGAATAAAAGGATCACATGCTAGGCGTAGAGACTCCGTGATTTCATAATCAAAATCATCTAAGCCTAACTTAGTTAGAAAGTTTTTTCTAGCCTGGAAGAAATTATAAGAAGCACCCCATGAATCTAAGTAAACTGTTTGTGGTTCATTACGGAGGTTACTTGCTCCCCACAAAGATTCATCGCTTAACCTGAACACTTCTTGTGCAAACTTCTTGAAATGCCAAGCAAAAGCCAGATGCTTAAAACCGTACAACTTAAGGATCTGGGCTGCTGTATCTTTTCCAGAGCCCATCTTTCCACATAAACCAACTACTGTTTTCATAGCCCAAACCTCTGAGCATCTTTAATCGTTAGATCGTAAAATACAGCATCACCGTCCTGTAAGCGCCTTGCTATGAGAGAAATGTAATCAATCTCCTCAATTGTTCTGGCTACAGCCTTTGCAGTTTCTCGCATGCGAATCGTAGAAGCCTTTGTGTTAGTCTTATCTAGAACAGCCACTAGTGCAGTAACAGATATCTCAGGAGTCTCACAATCTTTGGCTAACTCGTCCAGTAACTCATCACGCTTAGTAGTTAGAAGATTTACCTTATCAGTAATTGCAGACTTAATCGCTTTAGTGTTAACTCTTATTGATTTCTGCTGAGTTAAGTCAAATAATATATCTTTCATATTGTTGAAATACCTTTTTGCTTTGTTACTGTAATAGTATCTTTGAAATGTTGCTTAAGTTCATTCTTGTGAGTTACTACAAAAATAGTCTCATAGTTCTCTTTTTGTGCTTCTAGAAGAGTTACTACAGCTTCTAATCCTGTGTCATCTACCTTCTCAAAAGCTTCATCCATGAACCTGAAGGGTATCTGTTTGTTCGCTCTAAACGAGGCTAGGTCACCGAGAACAAGGGAAATAACAAGGTCAGCTCTTGCCTTCTCTCCTCCAGAGATTCCTCTGTAGAGCCCAGCTCCATTCTCCTGTTCTACTAAGATGTTAAAGTCTTCTTTAACAGTACCGTTCTTCAGCTCTTTTTCCGTCTGAAAAACTATTGTCATTTCCCCGTCAGTGAGCAACTTGCAGTACACCGCAGCTCGATCGTTGAGGATCGGAGCCACCTGTTTTAACATGTATGAACGTATACCATGCGCCGAAAATCCGTCAACCCAGAAGGCAAGTTTTTCCCTCTTCAGTGCAATTTCTGTGGCTACCTCTTCCAGCTCCTGAATCTTTTTCTTTAGCTTCTTGATGTCTTCTTTGTTACTAGCAAGTAAAGAATCAAATGGAGAGGTTTGTACTTTAATGGATTGAAGATTATTTTTGGCTGTTTCTAGATTAGTACGTATGAAAGTAAGTTTGGTCTTAACCATGTATTCTGCGTTTGCAATAGCAAGGTCAACTTCCCGCAGCATTTTTTGTAGTGAATCTTTTTTAGATAGATTCAGTGATTCACTGTCTTTAAGTGGTTTACGTTTCTCCTCTAGACGAATGCGCGCATCCCTTTGCTTGCTAATAATCATGACATCCATCTTAGCATTCTTGTCTTCATCTATGAGAAGATCCTGTAATGCTTTCTCCTTGTACTCTCCTGTAATAACCTGTTTACAATGAGCGCATTCTCCTGCTGCGTGTCTTAGGGCAGCTATAGCTACTACATTATTCTTAGACTTAGCCTTATAACTCAGGCGTACATTTTCCAGCTTGTCTACTTCTGCAGAACACTCATCAACTAGTGTCATCAGTTGATTGCAAAATATTACTGATAGTTCATCAGCTCTTTTAATAGACTCAACGATACTTTCTTTATCTTTAACAAGCTTGTCAGAACTATCTTCAATGTCTTTAAGTACCTGTGCTTCTTCTGTAACTAACTCTTGAATTTTAGTCTCAGCTAATTTAATAGCTTCGCGCTTGGTATCCTCGAAAGAAAGGTGCTTACCCTTGTAGGTAAGCCGTAATTCTTTTTGCGCTAGGATATCCCTGTTAGCTATGCTTAGCTCTTGATTATTGAGTGTCTCTTTAAGTTCCAGTTCCTTAACACGATTTTTAGCCACAGCTTGAGCCTTAGCTAATAGGTCAGTCTGTAGCAGGCCCTCTAGAAGGTCCTTAATGGCCTTGTCCGTCATCTCTGCGGCCCGTATTCCTGCCCCAGGCATCATAGCCCTAAAGGTGAAGAAATCGACCCCTACAGCGTCATCTACGCGCTTCTGAGTCTCAGCCATAGAAGATCCACAAGCATTGGTAGTGTTAATAAAGAACTCTAGGTCATTTGGCTTATGATGCTCTTTGTCCTTCTGTCTGCGAATGACCATATATGTATTGTCACCTTCAGAGAAGGTGAGTGTTACTTTACAGTTTTTATTAGCAGAACGACGGACTACCTCATCACCCTTAATCTCTCGAACAGTGCTACCCCAAAGGCACCAACAAAGAGCGTCAAACAGCAATGACTTTCCAGAGCCGTTTGAGTCTGCTTTTGCTGCATCTTTGTTTTCACCAAGGATAAGGACTAGACCCCGGTCTGCGAGGTCTAGTGTAATATCTTCAATGGTACCAAAGTTTTTGATTTCAAGAGTCGAGAACTTCACTTGCTTCTCCCTGATGCACAGTAGCCATTAAGAAAACCTTATACTGGAAATCTCCTGGCAATACTGCGCCATCAACTTGCTTTACCTGTGCAAGAATTAAGCCAGCTAGTAGATCAGCAATGTGCATCGAATCTATCTTGTCTGTCTTCTTTAGATCCAGGTCTAGGTTAAGCTGGACGGTTAGGGCTTCATTTGGATTACCAAGAACTACTGCGTTTACTGCGTTTGACATAATGCTTCCTTTAAGTTTTTATAAAGAGTATCAGGATCATTCATAGACAAGCCCGCTTGCTGACCATCGTTTAATTCAATGACTATCCAGTCACCTTTCTTTGTGCGTGCTACATCTATTACGAAGAAGTTAATACTTAATGAAACAGTACTAACAATATCTGCTAACCATTCCTTTGGTACGTTGTCAGGGGATAGGTTGTGTTCTTCAACAACATCAAAATGTTCTGACCAGTAATATGCTCCACACAATTGTGTGGTTTTGTAATAGAAAAAGCGATATTCCTCAGTTATTGGCATTCCTGATATAGCTGTACCAAAACTTCTAAGAGGAACATACTCACGGATTACAATATCTTGAGAGCAAATAAGCCCATCTTGGAGTAATCTGCTATGGACCTTAGAGGCTTCTTCCCAGTTTTCAGCGTACATGTGCGTCTTCCACTGCTGCTTCTTTGAGTTGGTAACACCCTTCAGAATAAAAGGACCACCGTCTCGGGGAACGGACTCTAAATTAAACCATGTTTTTGGTGTAGCAGGGTTTAAGGAAGAATAATAAACATCCTCATACCAACTACCTAAATCAGCCACATAAACATGATTATGATAAGAATTAATAAGTACACTATTAAGGCATGCTAGGTCATCACAAAGTTCACCATAATAAGGCAGCACACTATAACGACCAATCACAAGAGAGTCTTCTGGAAGACTAGCTCGTGTGCTATGCACAGGAAAGTACTTCTGCGCTGCTAAATACTCTTCTTCTTCTGCCAGAGAGTGGCGCATTAAAATAACTGGATTCATTGTTTATCCTCCGCTTCCTTTAACAACTCTTTACCTAGATTCTCAGATTCCTCATCCTTACCCATGTTCTTCACCCAGTGTGAAACCATGGCATATGGATTAAGCGAGTCTTCAGGTATAATCTGCTCGTCATCCAAAGTATTCAAATTAACTACCTGAGTAGGAACAAGCTCAGCATGCTCGGATGGGAGCTTCTCAAAAGTCTTTTTGTCCATGGGATACATCACCTTCACAAAATCGCAGGGTCTAATGTCTGAAGTGTCCTGGTCTTTATCATTGATTTTAATGAACTTAGGAGCATTAGTTTCTACCTGCTTGATAATGGGTGCTTTGTTGTCTTCCAAAGTGACATGCAAGAATCCGCGTCTACAGCCTACATCACCCCAGTTGTGCTGATGTGTAGCTCCGATATACCAAGCATTCTTAGCTAACTGCTGATGCTTATGATAATGCCCGAAGAAACAAGCATCAAACTTGTCTAGAGGTATTTCATTAATAGATAGGTCATTATCCCCGATTAATACATAGTCAGCGCCAACCATGGCACCCTGGATACCTACGTGGCTTATTAGAACATCAATCTTATCAGAGTATTCAGGTAAGCCTTCAAAAGCGTCTAAGTAATCCTGCTTAAAGTCAGAATACGGGACAAAATGAAAACGAATACCAAAATCACCGTACTCATCTTTGTTTAAGACATGATATATAAACTGGGGCTTATCTATGATTGTGATATTAGGTACCTTTGTTAATGCATCTAAGGCATGTATTTTACCCAACCTGTCAGCATAGTCATGATTTCCAGGAATCATGAAGAGCCGAACTCCAGGCATGGCGATAGCCTTAATTGCCTTGTATGTTGCTGTCAAAACATCCATAGGAACGTTCTCACGCACATGGAACAGATCTCCTGCAAAGATGACAGTCTCTATTTGATTATCTTTCACATACTTTGCAATCTCATACAACACATCACAAGAATCAAGCAGGCGAGAGTTATATATACCGGGAAGTATATGATGCTCAAGCCTGCTTGATTTGTAAGAGTGATTGTGTGCATGATGATCGCTAAAAAGCAATACATCATGTTTCATAGTTAACTCGCTCTATTGGCCAATACTGTGGTCTTAATATCGTCTAGCATGGCCGGGCAGGACTTCAGGAAGGCTACTGCATTATCCTCTCCCTGTCCAACCCTTTCACCATTGTAGCTGTACCAAGCGCCTGCCTTTTCGATGACGCCCTGAGCCACAGCAAACTGGAAAATTTCTGCTGTAAAATCAATACCACCCTCAAAATACATGATTGGTAGCTCAATAGGATTAGCTGGACCAGCTACCTTGTTCTTGACTACCTTCACACGCATTCTGTGACCCACACGAAGTTCATCCTTGAGAATCCAACCACCCTTAGGAGCAGTAACCTCCAGACGAACAGAAGCGTAGTACTTAAGTGCATTACCTCCTGTAGTAGTTTCGGGGTTACCAAACATAACACCAATCTTCTCACGGATCTGGTTAATGAAGATTACAGCTACCTTACTCTTTGCAGCTCTAGGTACAATGCTCTTAACACCTTTACCCATCATTCTTGCATGTAATCCGGGTAGTTGTTGCTTCTGGTCAGCCTCAATCTCAGCCTGAGGAATCATAGCTGCAACGGAGTCAATGACTATCATGTCTACTTCGTTCGTATCAATAAACTCAAGTATCATATCAAAAGCTTGTTCACCACTATCTGGTTTTACAAGAATAAGCTTTTCACAATCTACACCGAAGTTAGAAGCAAATGTAGGGTCGAATGCATGCTCTGCGTCTACATAAACTGCTACACCACCAGCCTTTTGCGTCTCTGCAATACCATGATAGGTTAGACAAGACTTACCACTGGCTTCTGGTCCGTATACCTCATGTAGACGTCCACGTTGCCATCCTCCAGCCATCTTCTCATCTAGCTCAATAGAACCAGTAGAGATTTGTAGTGGAGGAAGATATGTATCCTCGAAGTAGCCTACAGTCTTCTCTCCGTGCTCCTTTTGAAGTTTTCCTAACAATCCCTCTAGGGAAAGAACTTCTTTCTTTTCTTTTTTCTTAGTTGCCATAGTTGTGCTCCAAAATAATAAAGCTATCACCCAAGCGTGAGCAAGAATGATAGCTTTATTATAGGTTTAGTTAATCAGCCCTTACTTGCAGCCAGCATTTCTCTTTCGAGAGCGGCGGCCATGTCCTCATCTTCAGCCTGTTCAATGCCATTCCAGCTCTCAGGAAGGTCATCCTCTTCCTCTATAGGAGCCTTCAGAGCGGCCTTCGCGCCCTTAGGAGCAGTCATAGCCTTGGTGGTTCCCTTGAACTCTCCACCCTTACCAGCGGTCAGCTTGGCCAGAAGCTCTGTGTAATCCTGGCGGAATCCGACAACACCCAAGTCATTAAGCTTAGTGTTATGGTCGAATCCTTCAAGCTTAGAAGGGGCAATCTGAGGAGTAACAGAATAATCAGTGTTTAAGCCCTTACCAGACTTCGTGATTGTAATGTTATGACCAGTCTCAGGATTAGTGATATCCAGCTTATTCTCAATGATTACATTAAGGATACCGTTGAAGATAGTGGGACCAGGAGCAAATACCTGAACCTTAAGATCTCCAGCCTTGAATGAAGGCTCTGCATCCGGCTTTGCCTGCTTCGCTTCAGCCACATCAGCTGCAGTGTAAACAGGGTCCTTCACGTTAACCACGTTCAAGAACCAAGTAGTCTTCGCACGCAGATCCTTAGCAAGCTGCTGAGCCTCTACGTTTGTCTTATCTGCACGAAGTTCATCAATGAACTCACAGATAGGGCAGGCTTCCTTGATATCAGGAGTCTTATTTGGGCAGAGAAGTGGCGCCTTCTGTTCCTCATCGTAGTTCCAGTGCTGAGCTACCTCACGGTAGAAGTCGCCAGCAAACTGACCTTCATTTGTCCATGGGGGACAAATACGAAGAAGGTTTGCTCCAGCATTCAGCTTGAGGAACTTGACACTTTGAAAGTCTCCGCTCTGAGCCTTTTTCTCTTCAAGAGCACGGCGAGCAGCGAGTAGTTTATCCATATTAATTGACATGTTGAATTGTTTCCTTATTATTGCGTAACGTTAGTGTTACTTGTTGAGCGGTTAGTATAGCAGTATGCTGGCTACTTTCCAACTATATTTTTAACGGCATCCATATTTTGTCTTATGGAGATTTCACTATTTCCTTCAGCACGATAATTTGAGGCAATCTGTACAAGCATGTCTTTACGATGTCTTGCACCTTCCATGATTGCCTTCCATTTACCTGCATTTGTTCTTGCAGCATGGTATCGCTCCTGTAGAGCTACATACTCATCATGAGTCTTAATTACTGAGTCTACGCGGGCCTCAGTAAGCTTTTCACCAGACCCCATAATCAATTGTCTTGCCTGTGGGTCAAGATGCGCGTATGCTCTAGTAATAACATCCTTGAGAGCATCTGCTTCAGCATTGGCTTGTTCGTAATATAGAACAGCTTTCATCATAAGCGTAGGCTGGTCTATACAGCACTGATTGACGTTAGTTCCCTCAATCTCCATTGCCTCTAGATATTCAGCCTGTGCCTCATCATCACATATCTTTGAAGTAAGCTGAGACATCGCTCCTTCAATATCAAAATCCATATCACTCATTTGTTTTACCCCATCTATTCTTCAGCACTTTTCCATCAAGCTTTACGTAATCAGCACTATCAAAAATGACTATTGGTATCCCTGTTGGTCCTAGATGCCCAGTTTTCTTAATAATGATTACATTGTCACATTCTTCTATACTAGGAAATGCTAGTTCTTTTAGTTCCATTAGTGTTTACTCACTTTCTTCGATCTGCAGGGACATTTTCGCCAACCAGATACAACACGATAATACCAACCCGTTCCATCACAGCATACACATTGCATTAGTGTTTAATCGCTTTCTTTGCACCCCAAGAGGTTAATGAGTAATCCATTTCAACAGTTAATGGAACTCTAAAGTTGAAGTCTTCCATTGCTTTCTTAATGGGATTGAGTAGATGAATATCTTGTTTATGAATGTACATTTGGATTTCATCATGAACAAAACTAATAATGAAAGACTTACTGCCCTTTAGAATATTTGCTACACGAACCACGGCAATCTTGAATACATCAGCGGCCGTGCCCTGAACTAAAAAATTAACTCCCTGTCTTTTGGCCTTCTGCTCTATCCAGAAGAGAGAGTTATCTCCTGTAATATCTGTTGCTCGGGCATGGGGAAGATGTCTAATACGACCAAAGTAGTTCTCAATGTAAGACTGTTCATATACTAAGCGAGAATACTTATTGATGAATCGCTTAACTCCAAGATGAGTTCTAAAGTACGACTTCATGAAGTCTTCACACTTATAAACCCACTGCTCATCAGATAAGTGTTTATAAATCTGAGGACGTGGAATTTGCTCTGAAAGACCTTGCGGGCTAGTCCCGTAGATTAAGCTAAAATTGAGCGTTTTTCCAATATTTCTGTAATCGTTCAACTCCACTACTCTTGGGTTAGTTTTATCTTTACTATCCTTGGCTGCAATCATTTCCTCATAAGGAACACCAAACAACTGACCTGACGTTCTACAATGAACGTCCTGCTTATTACGATAAGCGTCAACAAGAATAGGGTCGCCAGAGAAATGGGCTGTAAGTCTGACTTCTACCTGGGAATAGTCAGCTAGAACGTAAATGTAATCTTCATTAAGAGCTATGAATGCATTACGTACAATTGGTCCTCTAGGCATATTAGTCAAATTTGGTGAATTTGAACTCATACGTCCTGTAGATACGTTTTGGTTAAAGTTTGCGTGCAGTATATTATCTGGCTGTAACTTTTCTAAGATAGAGTCAAAATAAGTGCTTTTAACCTTTTCAAGGTTACGCAGCTCTAGAATTGACTTTACAATCTCATGCTTTCTAGCAGCCTTGTTAAGTATCTTCTTGTCTAAAAGAAGTTTATCGGTCTTCTTAGACGTTAATGTAAGGTCAACACCATACTCAACCAAAGCCTTAGAAAGCTGGTCAGTAGATCCGAGGTTAATCCACCTCGCCTTGTGTTCCTCAATGGTTTCTTCCCGCTCACCCTCAGGAGTTTGGATGGTCCGCTTGGGCACCAGCGTTTCCTGAATAATTTCATATAGTTTAGCTATTTTACCTTCGTAGTCAAGGGCCATTTTCTGCAAATATTCACGGTCCATGCGGACGCCAGCTATCTCTGCACCCATAATAACAGCGGACAACTCCATTTCATTTTCATATAAGGCACGGAGTTTATCGTTCCACTCCATGTTCTCCATCACATAATCAAAGACACACTCAGTTAGATAAGTATCTACACCGGCATAAGGAGCTAGCAACTGAATAGGAATGTATCCATAGTGGATGTCATCCTTTGCAGACTTAGCATAGATGTGATCCTTAAAGTATTCCTCCTTAAGATACTTCTTGATGTCATTACGCTTCCAGCCTTGAAAACGAGGTTCACACTTCATTTCCGTAGCTGCTGCCATAACAGCCTTAGATAACTCTTTCTTACGGGCCTTGGACTCGTCCGTACGCCATGCTGAAATCTCTTTTTCGTTTAGGTTAGCAGAAGAGTCAACAATTCCAGGATTCCACCTACCAAGGTCATCCTTCCAACCAGAGGCAACCACCTTCAAAGCACCTGGAGCATTCTCATCATAGAGGTGCCATAGGATACGACCATCATGTCTTTTACACTTAATGATTATATCATCTACATAGTAAAATTTTTCATCAAATTTGGTATTATACCCTACTATCTCAACGTCTTCTTGTGCGAAGAACTCTTGATAGTATGGGCGTAACCAGTCCATTTCAAGTTGATCTGGCTGTCTTCCTCCTGTAACAGAATCTACATGTCTACACGGGATATAGAAGTGAGTACTTCCCCAGCCAAAAGAAGAACCTACAATACGATCTCCAGAGAACATGTTGAAGCCAGTGGTTTCAGTATCAAAAAATACTCGCTTCTTGGACATCAAAAGTTCAAAGAAAGCTAAGAACTCATGCTTAGTATGCACCAAGTAAACAGTGGAACCGTTTACCGTGTCCCACTTACTCATTGGTACTTTATTTACTACATCATAAGGATGATTAGCCAGCATTAGTAACTACCACCATATTAAGTAATGATTCTGCAGTACGAAGCCTAGTAATTAAGGCAGCAATAACATCTGGATTACAAGCAGCAATAAACTGAGCGTTAGCAAAAGACGTAGGGCCATTCATGGTCATAGCCACCATTAAGTCTGTTCCTTCAACAAAAACAACATAACCTTTAGTACCATCCGGTCTATTACGAAACACTTGTGCGCAGGCTTGTGCCCCCTCTTCGTTGCTTGAGAAGACACCCACACCGACACAACGAGGGCCTTGTGTAGCATCCTGAGCTAGTAACTCTAGGATATCTAAATCAAAATCGCTTATTTCATCATCTTTAAACATGCAACTGTTCTCCTAGCATCGGCTTAGTTCCGTCTTTTATCTCTTGTGTAATACGTTCATCGTACATACATGTGTATCCACGGCAGGTAAGGGGACGATCATTATAAATAGTACATCCATTATCCCCAAGATAAGGACATGCTCGACCTACACTACCTTCTAGAAAGTAAAACTCATTTCGGTCTTTGTCTAGAACACCACCAAGTTGCATCATGCTGTAGTAAAGTATATTTGAGTTCTTAAGCTGCTCAGCCGCTTCTCTGGTGATCTTGATAGCTTTGTCACCAAAGATACCTGAATCATATTCCAGAGGAGTGAGCTGAACGATGAACGCCACACAACAAGCTTGAGTCTTACAATTCTTACAATCTGGAATAGCTTCTTTTGGAAGCTTCAGCTTAGGAGAATCATAGATTACTTTAAGCTTAACTCTAGCTCTGGTCTTTTGTAGTGTACTAAGCTTTACATCCTTATGCTTTATTAGAGAACGAGGTTGCTTAATCTCAATAGGCATATCTGCCCTGCGATACTGTTCTAAAGAAACCGAGGTTTTCAGTAGTTCTTTAGAATGACTAAGCTTTTCAAGCTCTGTATAATTATAGACTACAGGATGTACTGGTTTCTTTAGAATATCATTCATTGATTCTGCTTTACTAACTTCTCAGTATGTTTCCGAGATCTCTCTTTTAAATGATGAGTTTGTGACTGTTTGTCCATTAAACTGAATGTAGCGATAGAAGGACAGGATAAAACTGGCGAGTTAACCACCCCACAAACAGGACAGGCTACTTCTTTTGGTTCAGTTCTATCTAACAACTCTTCAAAATCATTTCCACAATCACATTTGTAATCACGAATAATCCAGCTCATACTTTCCATTTCTTAAGGTCGTACATCTCTGAAGCAACTTCCATAAGCTTAACTCCGTCATTAACTGTTACCAGTCGTGTACGCTTGGTTAAAGGTTTACACTTACGATCGCAAGACTCAGGGATATCCTCAACGTCAAATCCCTTAGCAGCTACTATACGAGCAAAAGATTCATTAAGATCAGCTACGCAAGTATTGGCTGAATCTGTCCAAATTCTAAAAACGTGAACACCATTCACCATTAATAGATGATAGCTTGCAGCCTTAGCCCAGAGAAGGATTCCAAGGTCACCATATCTCTTTAGAAATGAGTCTTGTGAATCCCATCTCCATCTTTGGGGCATTATACCGTCACCGGGGAAAAGGTCAGTAATTGCTGTGACTATGGCGTCAGCGTTTCTATCTCTTGGTGAATATCCTACTCGTAAGTATTTGAAGTCTTCAACCGTGTATTCTTCTTTCATGTGTCTGTTTCCTAGACACCCGTACTGCCAAATCCTCCTAAGCCTCTACTATCATCTGCTGGAATTTCTTTATCGGTGAATTCAAAGAAAGCTTTTACTCTAGGAGCTACAACTAATTGAGCAATTCGGTCGCCTTGGCTAAACCAAGAAAATGGTTCATCTAGTTGATGGTCCCCAGCATCACAAGATAAAATGATCTTAATAGGCCCTCGATATCCTGGGTCTATTGTACCTGGGCTATTAGTAACACGAATACCGTGCTTAGCTGCTAAACCTGATCTAGACCGAATTTGAATTTCAAAGTTAGGATCACAATATGCTAATTGTAACCCTGTGTCTACAATACAAGTTTTGCCATGATAAATATGAAAAGATTCAATAGTGCTAATGTCAGCGCCAACATCTAAAGCGTAAGAATAAGAAGGGAGTTTTGCTTCTGGGTGTGTTTTAATAAATTGTACTAAAGGGTTCATATAGTTTACGTCTCTACTCTGAAATATACTCGGTTAATTCAATAGAGTCAAGTTTAGAATGACTTCATCCATCTTAAATAGTCTGTAGAATACACATCTATCTTTTTACTCAACACTTCTCGTATTCTATCTGTGCCATCTGCTAGTTTAAGACAATCTCCAGCATCAAGCTCTTTTGGCCATCCTGTCATGTCTAGTACATTGACCTTATCAAAATGCATCTTTAAGGTTTCTGCAGTACTAATCATTTGTTTCTTAGCATCACTCTTGTCAAAGAATAAGGTTACTTCTTTAACGTCCCAAAGCTTGAGGAGCTTGATTTGTTCCTTAGAAACATGTTTACTGAATGTAGCATAGGCAGACACAGGTTTACCACAACGACGAACCGCCACTGCATCCAAAATACCTTCCACAAGAACTACATGGTCCTCATATGGTGGTACATACGGATGAAGAGTCTTGGCAAGGTCTGAGTCTGGGCAAGCTAGGTACTTATCATCTAACTTATACGAGACATCAGCTACTCGTCCCTGCCATGAAATCAAGGCATTATCTCCACCATACACAGGAAACACTACACGATTGCTTAGATTTCCACGTCTTTTACCATTATCATCAAACAGTTCATAAGGACCTTCAGGTACATAGTGAACAGACAAATCTGTAACCTCTCGCTGGGTAAATCCACGGTCCAAGAGATACTGCCAGCCAGGCCCTGTTGGTGGGGCTAGAAGGGGCTTACAAGGCTTAGGAAGGGCGGTAATGTACCGAAGGGCCTGTGAGGCTAGCTCAGCCTCCTTGCGGGCTTGTAGCTGCTGTGCATATACTTCTCGAATGTCTACTGGCGTGGTAGGTGCATATTGCCTACCAAGCTGAATCATGGCTTGGCTTCTTGATATTCCTTCCGTTTTTGACACAAAGTCAAAAACATCATAAGCACCAATCTTGAAGTCACACTTAAAGCAGTTAAAATAACCCTTACTAGGGTTAATGTAAAGCTTATACTTAGTATCGTCACAATTTATACAGCTAATACGGTACTCACCGTTACCCGCTGTTTTATACTCGTGATGTTCTTCTATGTAATCTTCCCACTCAAAGCTTAGTTTAATCTCTCGAATTATGTTTTTTGTTGCCATGAGTATCTTTTATATACACTATTGCGAGCTGTTGCTTCCACATTGGCCACTCGGCTATTTGTTTTTTTGCCCTTTCACAAGAGGCTAACACTTGCTTCATTGTTACTGAACGCCACGTCATGCTACAGTCTTGCCTCTCTTCTTTGGTTTCAGAGGCTCGTGTTTTTGAAAGAATGGAGCAGCATATGGATTCTGGAGTACCTTCCAGTCTGCAATACCAAACTTACACTCAGCACAATGGAAAGTTTTTGGCTTCATAGAGCTATTCCAAGTGTTCTTGGTATTGGTCATCTGATACTTGGCAATACCTTCAGAATCATTGCCCTTATACACGAAGCTAATGGTAGCTGTGGGATTTGCAAAAAAAGCATGAAATCCTGCATGACTGGAACATTTTACACAAGTAATAGCATCAATAGGTATTTGTCCAGCCTGCATAGATGCTTCATGCAAGCACTTCATGCAAATATTTACCCCAGATTCACTTTGTGCTACTGGCTGTAACTTCTCACTTGCTGGCACACAAAAACTACACTTACCCATTTGAAAGGTCGGCTTCGACATTTAATTCCTCTCTAAAGAAAGTCATGAAAGCAAAATCAGTACTCAAAGACACAGATCTACCGGCAGGACCATTTCTATTCTTCACTAGTAACAGGCGCATTAACTCATCTTCTCGTTCTTCCTTGGTTTGTGCAAGGAATACAGCCAAGTCTACAGTAAACAGCTTAGCCAAGGCTCCTGCAATAGCTGTCTCATCAGGATTCTCCATTACAATACCTGCACGATTAAGCTGCGTAGCTGTCCAGATTCGTGTATTCAATGCCTTTGCCATACCATGCAGAGCCTTGGTAATGGCATCTAGTTCTTCAACAGCGGAGTTGTAGTTTCTATGCGGCTTGATAAGGTCAAGGTAGTCTACAATAATGAGATCAGGAATAAACCCTGTGGCAGAGAGCTGGGCTATGAAACCTTTAAGTCCTGCTACTGTAATTTCATCAGCAGGATACTCTTTAATGACAAGACTATCCCCGAAACGAGGAACCATAGGAGAAAGTAGATTAAAAACTTCTGCATTGTAAAGGTTGATTTCTCCCATCTGTATGCGACTGAACATGGAGTCAAATCGCATGGCTACGTCTTCTTCAGGAAGCTCTAGTGTGAAGTAGACGACTTTCTTGCCTAAAAGAATGGCTGTTCTAGCTACATACTGAAGGAACAAAGACTTACCACGACCTGTACCACCAGCTACCATGGCAAGCTGCTTCTGCTTTACACCTCCATAAAGCATCATATCAAAATCTGTAATACCTGTTGCTAACTTCTCAGTAGGTGCTGTATTGATACGCCTATTACAGCGATCTTGTAAATCCTTGAAGTAATACATGCCCTTATTATCAAGGGCTAAGCCTGCTTGGCAGGCAACCGTCATCTTCTCAGTAATCGTATCCCAGGCGCCTGTATCAATCAGGTCAAAAGAATCTAGAATAGCTTTCTTAACTTCCTGCGTTCGAATAAACGAACCAAGAGTTTTCTGTATATGCTCAGCCTCCATAGGCATAGGGGGCTTTTGAATGTGAGAAAAAAGCTTAGTAAACTTTGGAATCTCATCTTCTTTGATCTTCTTAGTTTTAGCTGCCTTGAATAATTCTTCCTTCAGAGTAACCGCAGACTGAAAAGTCTCCAACTTCATTGAATTGAAGAACCACTGTAGTGCCTTATTTGAAAACTGATCTTCCTGTAGAGCATCACGAGCAATAGAACAAAACTGAGGATCACTGAGCATGTAGCTCAGGACCTTAGCTTGATACTCCTCGGTAAATGCAAATGTATCTTCAACGTCGGTCATTCAAACTTTCTTTGGCCTTTGCAAACTCGGGGTCCGCTTTAAGAAAACTTTCTGGCATGGAAAGTAGCCCAGGAATTACTAAGTTACGATATACCTCTTGACGAGTCATCTTCTGTGCCTTACAAACATCCCGTAACATCTGGTCGGCCATGCGCATAGTGTCTGCAAAATTACCTACTGCAGCAGTATACTTTGCTACTACTTTCTTAGGTGCTATGTTAGCTGCCTCTTGCGCACGAATAACTGCTGCTTCTGTTCTAAGATTCTTTAACTGTGGTGCTGTACCAAAATTCTTATCGAACCATGAGAATTGTGCCGAAATATACTCTTCTGCAGGAACTTGTGACTGCACTGCAGCTGCTGCTACAGACTTCCAATAGGTTTGTGCTCGTGGCGTTTCTAATGATGGAGGAATAGACTTCTTGTGTGTGTACTTATTGTAATACTCGTAGTACAGCCTTTGTAGCTTACGAGCTTCAGCTAGGTCATCATCTTCACCTGAGAGGACTATATCTGCTAGAACAGCCTGCTTCTTAATGCTGTTCTCAAAATTCTCAGCCCCAACGATCTGCTTTTTAACAGTAGCAAGTCTCTTTGCTTTAACAGCTTCTACAATAGACATCCTTACTCCTTGTTTTTGATCATATCATATGCTTTCTTATACTTTAAGAAAAGCTCGTTATCCCCAGTACTTACATCAGGATGGTAATACCTAGCTAACGCTTTCCATACTGCGTCTACCACCATTTGTGGAGCGCCCCGTCTCAGGAAAAGTGTTTCAAAAGGACCCTGCGTAAGTGCTTGATCTGGTTGGAGAATATACGCCGGGACGGCCGAGGAGTCAACAGAAATTCCGGTACGGTCAAAAAGTTTGCAGATAACCCCTAAATAATCTGCATGGACGTGCCACTGCTCTGCATACACACGAAACTTAGCAGGAATCTTGAATCGTATATAATCGTCTACTGCCTTTGGTGCAGAAGGAGGAATAATGTAAAAATCCCTCTTTGTAGAAGGGACAATTTTCATTGTAGGCTAACTGCGGTTGCTGTACGATATGGATTAAATGCACTTCCACTTATTGTAGTATTGTTCGTATTTCTATCAAAAGGAACATACACTCTTCCTGGATAAGAAATATTGCTAATTTTATCAATACGTTTAAAAGTAGTGTAGTGAATAAACGCTTCTAAACCTTCACCTACAGGAGTTTGCTTTGTATTCCTAATAGGAGTAACTCGTAGGTGCAGTAGCTTTTCAGCTGGAAAATTTTTGATTACCGAAGCATGAAAATTTGTAAAATGATTCGAGTTCAATCTAGCTGGAATACGTGAAGCTACTTTGTACAGTCTTCTGCCAGTAGCTTCACGTTCTAAACGTAAAGGTGCGCCAGATTTCATCCAGCACACCAATGTGTCATTTACAGCAAGGTCGTATACTCTAAGCATCCATCAATTATAGCACACGCCCTTGCTTTTCCCACAAGTCTCGTATCATACTCCGCTTATCTGTTCCTTCTTTGTATGAGTGAATAGGAAAACAATTTTCCTGCTTGTAATCCTTTAATCTTTGAATAGAATGCTCTAGTAAGTACTTATGGCAGTAATTACTAAATTCAATGACAATCAGCTTTTGTCCTCTAAGTCCTCTGCCTAATCTTTGTAGTGTCTTAATCTTTGATTTACGAGAACCAGCAACGATCAATGCATCAATGGCATTAGTATCTACCCCTTGGTCTAGTATTCTAGAACACACAAGAACTGGTATGAGTCTTGCATCAAAGTCGTCAATGGCTTTGGCTCTGACTGCCATATCTTCACTGCCGTGAATAAACTGATGAGGAATAAACACTCCTTGATCATTATTCCAAAGAGCATCATCTACTATATTACCGTGCTCGATCTCTTCTACAAGAATAAGAGTACTAAGCTTCTCCTGTGTGAGAGCTACAGCCCAATCAACTATTTTTTGCACTAACTCTGGATTATCGGACACGCCTGCCTTATACACAGCAGGATATTGTGTTTTCTTAGGAATAATAGGAGTGCTTACTTTATCCCACACAATATCAGCCTTAGCTGAAACCCTAAGGTCAACTAGCTGTTTGTTAGTGATTTCAAAAATAATATCCCCAGTAGTAGCTAATAACCTAAGGTCAGCTCCATCAGTACGGTCTAATGGAGTTGCAGATAGGCCAATACGATAATATGCAGGAGTAAAGGTAGACACTGTGTAGTAACCATCAGCACCAGTGCTGTGACATTCATCCAAAAACAAAACATCTATTTTAGAAAGAAAGTCTACAGTATCTTCTTTCTCTAGCCGCGAAGCTAGAGTATGGAAAATAGCCACAGTTACAAGGCTTCCAGGACTCCACTCACTATCACCAATAATACCTATTTCCTTAGAAGATAACCCAAGTCGTTTCATAAAACGCTTTTGGGTTTGGTACATCAGTTCTCCTGATGGAACAAGGAACAGTGTGGGTAAACCAAGATGATGTATAACAGCTGCTGCTATCTCACTTTTTCCAGCATTAGTGGCTGCTTTAACTATACCCTGCATATTATCAACTATTGCCTTACATGCATCTAATTGATAACTGTACTTTCCAGTCATGGAAACACCCAGCAAATCAAAACCTTCGTTCTTAGGTTTTGGCTTCATGCGGTGGTCGTCTATATCATATTCAATCCCATTGGACTCTAAAACGCCTTTTACGGCTCCCAACAGACCTGTAGGGAATGCACCCGTCCGTTTATTTAGAAGCCCCTTACGGCCATCCCAGAGCCCTTTGCGGAAGGCTTGCGAGAACTTGGCACCCTCTACGGGATAGGATGTAGCTATATGAACTTCTTCTTTTGGATAGTATCCTTTAATCAAAGAGTTAGGTCCATAGATATGGATAGTTGTAGTCATCTAATAAGACTTTCAGGAAGAATTAAATCGGTAGATTTCTGGAAAAAAGATTCTTTAGGAAACCACTGGTAAGTAATACCTTCACGTTGAAACTTGCGCAGCGCGGAGGGATTACAGGTTTTTACATAAGGTTCAGCAAGATCGTTGGTGAAAATACCTGCGCGAACACGAGCAGACGACCGATGCTTGAAATAAGCCACGATCATTTCAAACTCTGAGTTTTCCTCAAATAAAGCATTAACTCTGGGTACTAAAGAAGCCATGCAGTTAGCATTTGTAGGGCATGTGTCTATCAAGCACTGAAGATTTTCCACCTGAGGATAGTCAGTAATAAGTACTGAACACTCAGGGAAAAGACTCTTAAGTGGAATAAATACTGTCTTCTTACAAAATACTGTGTAGTATAAGGGATTCATATATCTAGGCGAATAAAGCCAAACTTTGTTAGCTTGTCAAATACCAAATCTCCAGGATCACCTTTGCCACGATTACGAGTAGCATTGCGATGACCAAACACACCAAAGAACTCTTTTCCACTAAGACCACCCTCCATATAAGCTCTCTTCTTTGTCTTATGTGCCTTTCCATCAGGACGAGCAAACTCTTTCATAATGGAATTTGAGCTAGGAAATTGCTTAGGAATACTTAAGAATGTACAAATAACATCACAAATCTTTACTGCAGTATTAAGTGTAGCTTCTGTAATTGTACCATCTAGCTCTTGATACATCTCAATACCAATTGAATAAGGATTAACTTGACTACAGTGATAAGCTTCAATTGTCACTAAGTCTAGATGACAGACAAAAGAACCGTCCGCATCAATGCTGATATGCCAAGAGGCTACTCGTTCGTCAGCGGAAGCTCTCTTAACGCCTAGTTCATCCCAACGCCTGTCCTTGGTTTCATTAACCAAAATCTGTGGCCAAACACCCATGCGAGTGTGAAGACAAATACTTTGAGGTTTTACCTTACGAGTTGTAAAGTCTCGCTTATTAGTGAAAGCGTACTTCTTATCGTCCAAAAACGAAGAACTTTCAATACCCGCTATGTCAACTTTTTTTCCATTGAATACTAAAGACATTATCTTGAAACCCTTACTGCCACAATAGTAGCTCCTAATGATACTGCTAAAATACCAGCCAATACCCAACCTATGACTGGACCAATTTTTGGCGTGTTTTCACAGTCATGTAATCTTCTATTTTGTTCAGTCCACTGAAGTAACAATCGATCACGGTCTTCAGATAGGACACGCACGCTATCTTCAGTTAGTCTAAGACTCTCAGCTAAATCTATAGACTCTATACGTAGTTGCTCTACGAGTTGTTGCTGTAACTCAAGCTCTTGTAAAGTAATCTGCAAATCAAGGTCTATACTTAGAAGCTCCCTAAAACTTCCAAGGTCAAATCCTTGATACCGTTGACCTTCCTGCATAATAGTAATGCTTTGAGGAAATCGCGTAGAAGGTTGTGCTAAACATAGAGTAGCTGAGTTAAATAACAAAGCCACAATTAATATTGTGGCTGCTAATACATTTTTCAAGTTATTATCCTTTAATAAAAGAGTCTATATCATCCCAAGATTGTAAACCAGCAATGATGGCTCTATTTTGTTCAGCTGAGGCGTTTAACACGTCTATCTTATCTTGAAGAACTACTTGTGCTAATCTTGCTTCATCCACTTGTAATATCAGTTTAGCTTTTTTAGCTGCATTAGATTCTACAACAGCATTTACTCTCGCCTGAGCTTCTTTTTCGATATTTACATCCTGTTGATGTCTAAGCTTGGCTAGCTCTTTCCCCTGCTTCCAAAGCTTCCAGTACACAAGAGCCCCTGCAACAACCGCTAGTATAACGCCTAACAGTCCGAAAATCCAGCGTTTTTTGCCGCCCGTATCAGCTTCCTTTTGGTATTGTTTAATAGCGTCTAATGCCTGAGTAACCACAGGATTTTCTGAATTATTTTCGGGGGCGCTGGTTGACATATGGGTATTACCTAGTTACATTACCCCAGACGGGTTTTAGAGAAGGATCTCTTCTTCCGTACCACCTATTAGATCATCTGATCTGCTAATCGCAGCTAGAATATTGAACGTGGTAGACTCACTACGTAAATCATAGCCAGATGATAGACTCTTGGCTGCACTCTGTGTTTTAGTGCGTCGAGCATACCTGTGGGTGAAAGAAGGTGTAATGGCTACACCAGATCTGTTGGTTAGGTTATTTACCGTAAACGTATATCTAGATCCTATGGTTAACGGGTCAGTAATAACCATAGCATAAAAACTGGTAAGAGCGGTAGTATCCCCTGTCTCGATAAACGGGGACAGTACTTTACGTGGGTTAGCATCAGTGCTTGCACTATTGAATATAGTGATAGAATAGTTGGCCGGATTTAAATATGTAGAGTTTACAAGAACTTCTTTACTAAAAGTAAATCTAAGCAGGGATGGTGTGACGACCTCAACAGCAGTGACTGTGAGGTCGTCAGGAATACCGTACACATCTGTACTATACTCAAATGTGTTAAAAGTTGGCATTAGATATTATCTTCAGGATGTCTTTGCAGTTTAATCCAAAATCTAAAATTAACCGTTCCTATAAATCCAGTTGGAAATACAAAAAATAAATGAGGCTCCTTTAGTGTTAATCCGGGAAGGTCTATTGTAGGATCTCCTGAAGTAGGCATCAGTCCACGAAATCTTTTCTGAATACTCACCGCTGATGCTGGGTTACCAAAATCATTTATATCAAGCTCCATGACAAGTTGTGGAGATACTACTGCAAAAGGTTGTACTGATTTAACCAACAAAGTGCTCTCCCTACCAGAGGAATAAGTGTCTGAAGGTAATTCCCAAGAAATGGAACCTGTTGGTGGTGAAAGAGTTCCCGCACTTATTTGTGGAGAATATGCTACTGGAATTGCCGCAGCAGTGAACTGGAGGAAAAGATAATTGTTTAACCCAACATCAGTGAATACAAAACCATACTGAATATCTTGGGGTGATGGATCTATAGGTCCTCCGCTAAATGTAAGCTTAAAGTTATCGGGCAACACAGACGGCATAACTATAGGAACGAGGACATAAGTAGCATCACCTGGATCAGTTATTTCTACATTGATACTATCTTCAGGAAGGAAAGAGTATATATCGCTTCCACTTACAATGTCAGTAACAGCTATTGACACACTGCCAGCACCGATAACAACAGGAGTGTCAAAATCTGCAGCTACTGGGGTAAAGTTTAGCGGAGGAGTACTTGATCCGGTTAATATGGTATCTAAAGCGTCTTGTACGTTTGTAGCTAAAATACCAGATAGAACATTATTAAATGAAATTCCTGATGCATTGGTGCTAAATGTGATCTCAGCAGTATTTGAACCTAAGTTTGTTACAGATCCATTAGGACACACTAGAGTTTGTACTGGGGTAACAGAGGGATTGCTATCTACCTCTCGAACAGTAAGACCACCGTTAACACCTACTGCTGTTTCAAGCGCAATCACTGCTGATGCTAAAGCATTAACATGTGATGCCATGACGTTGTGTACAACGTCAACCATAGTAGGAAAATTGATGGTGGTATCATCAATACCACCACCAGGATAAGTACTATTCCAGTTGAGTGTTATTCCCATGAAATCACTTAAGGGGGTCTAGAACTCCGTCATTGTCATTGTCAATAGGCTTCTTGGCTACGTGACGGCTAACAAGCTCGAATAAACCTGTGGCTGAAAGACCTACAGCAAATCCATTACCAATTGCCAGTAACCAATCACCATTTGTAGTGAAAGCGGTTACAGCTACGGCGCTCAACATACCTGCAACAGCAGCTACCCAGATCTTCGCCTTACCCTTGATAAGACCTGAAAGACCTGGAGCCTTAGTTACAAGCCACACAAGTGCCATGATAACAGCTGAAGCAAATAGATGCCAGTTACCCCCCTTGAATGAATCTCGTAGTAGAGCAACAATGCCAGTAGCCTCTGTTGGTGCTTCTTGAGCAAAAGCAGTGGCAGTAAAAAGAAGAGTTAAGAATAATGTAGTTAGTCGAGTCATGTCTGTATTATACCTTTAGATATTGTTAGCGTCAAATGTTGTTTACATCGTTAGTACCAGTACTTGTGTTTGAGTCTAGCGTGTTGGTTAAGTTATTAGACATTACTATTTTAGCACCTGTACATGTAATGTTTGTAAAGCCTGTACCTGGAACCACATTTCCAGTACAAGTTCCTCCTAATAAGCAGTACATATTAATTCCAGGGCCGCCTGTAGTTGCAAAAAAACCATTACAAACTTTAATGTTGTTATTGGAGCATACCGCATGAATAGCTTCAATGAAAATACCTAGAGATCCAGTTAACAGTTGGATATTATTGTCACAAACAATAACTTGTCGTGGTCTTCCACCACCTGCATCACCACAAACTATACCAGTATTAGCCAAAGCTGTACCAATCATGGTAATAATATTACTGCAAATAGATATACAGTTTACTTCAGCTGCACCTTCACAGATTATACCATTCATTTGAATGTTTGTGGACGAGGCTAGGTTAAGATTGATATTATTATGTGAAATTTCAATATTAGCATCTGTGTTAGAAGTATTAAGCGATGACAAAATATAAAGATTTGTACAATCATAAATGTTATTGCTATTTATCTTTACGTTCTGACAGGATGTGCATGTAACTGCTGCACCAATATTAATGCCCGAGTCACCAAGTACTACATTAGTAAATGAGTTATTGCTTACATTTGCATTTACTGCGTCAAAAATAGAAATAGAACCCTTTGCTGTGCCTGTACTTGCAAAATCAGTAATAGTATTATGCTGCACACTGACTGTAGTTCCTGTTGCTACACAACGCACAGCTGACATATCTGTAACTGCTGAGAAGTCTGCAAATGTGTTATTATATACATGTACTGTGCTATCCACAGCAGCAGAGGTTACATTAACACCGTACGTTCCTGCTGTTGAATTAAGTCCAAAATCAGTAAAATTACAGTTTGAAACAGTCAGACTTGATTGTGTATTCTCAAAATGAACACCTTCTTTAACAAGCCCTGCACCAGAGATGCCACCAAAATTGAATGAAGAATTTAAGATGGATGCAGCAAGAACTTGCGATCCACTAACATTAACAGCTGCATAATCAATTGCAACTGAATGATTAAACTCACAGTTACTTACTATAATCTGGTCAACCGTAGCTCCAGCGTTTATAGCTGTTAATCCACTATATCCATTTGAAAACGAGCAGTTATCTACAAGTAAATCTGCCGCACCGCTTGAGTAAATACCCTGAGTATATTCTGTGGTAGATGATTGTGTGAAGAAACAATCACGAATAGCCATGTTAGAAGAAGCAACTACTGAAACAGATCGAACAACATTAGTACTGTTTGTTCCTAAAGAACCTGCTGTGTTGAAGTCACAACCCTGTATAAGCACACTTCGTGTAGTAGAAAACTGAAGTGCAGATGTTACTGGACTTGCAGCAATCATTGGACTATCGAACGTTGTGTTCGAGAATAGTCCTGAGGAAACAGTTGCATTAGCAAAATCAAATAAAGGAACCGTCTGTGTAGGAATGCTTACTGATCTAAAGTCGCAGTTCTGTACGGAAATATTAGTTACAGTTCCTGACGCTTGAGAATAGATATTATTACCAGTAACAGAGAATCTACAATTAAACAAAGATAGCTGGTCTACAGATGACCCAGTAACATTAAGTAACTTAGTCGGTAGAAAAAAAACAGTAGAATTACATCTAGAGAAAGAAACGTCTAGAATAGATGTAGAGACTGTAATAACATCATTAATAGTGCATGACTCAAACATGCATGCTACCAGTGCAGGAGTTGTTATAGCTCCTAATACAGACCCAAAAAAGGTACTGCGACCGATCGACGTAGACGCAGTGATCTGGCTTATTGTTGTATTAATACAAACAAAGTCTTCAATAGAAACTGTAGCTAATAAAGAAACAACACTATTAGTGATAGTTGCTTCTCCTACAGCTGTAAATGTACTTGTGTTACTTAACCCACTATTATCAATAAGCAATTTATTAACTGCAAGTGTAGAGATTCCCGGTATAGCACTATTAACAATAGTTAATGCATATGAACCAATACCCGAAAGGAATATTAGCGAGCCACCAGTTTGTACACCACTTACATTTTCAAAAGTTACACTAGTTAAGCCACCAGAATCGGAAACTACAAAGGCAGACGTCGCTGCTCTATTGTTGGCTAGAATAACACCAGTTCGAGATTCTCCCTTGAACTCAATAGAAAGGCCATCAGGAATGGTTATCTGATTTGTGAATACATAAGTACCTTTTTTGATGTACACAGTACCACCGCCATTTGCGGCTAGGAAAGCAACCGCAGCAGTGAAAACTGAGTCAGTAGTTCCATTTAAGTCACCATATGTAGTCGTGCCATTACCAATAGAAATAGTGTTGTTCTTAGCTCCGCTGATAGAACCAGCGCTGTCAAAATATCTAGGTGTGTTAGAAAAAGCTACAGGAGGTGCATTTACATTTGTATCCGCCCGAGGGGAACCAAACTTTAGATCACGTAACAGAGCGGCGATAAAGTCATTATGGTCTTTTTCAGTCTTAATTTTTAGATCGTCTCTGGTACCAAATGTTTTAGAACTCTTAAGTAATCCACTGCCCCGCAGCTCATCCCCACCAAAAAATCTTTTACGGTAGTCATTAGGACGAGTAGCTGGGGTAACGGCGGCATATGCTGCAGCATTAGGGTCCGTTTGTTCAGGAACCAACGTGTCTGTTCCAGCGTCTGTTCTGCGGATAATAGCTCCAGCAAGGTGGCTAGTAGCTAGAGCAGGAGAAACTGTAATGACATGATTATCTAAATCATTGTTAATAACAGTTCTACCAACTTCAGGAGAAGTACCACCAAGGTCAACTGTAATGACAGAACCAGTAGGAAACAGGTGGGAATCTACTACTGATAGAACTGTATCCGTTGCCACGTAGTCAGACACTGTAACCGTTGACGGGTATTCCAGAGAGCCGAAAAGGTTTACCGACGGATCAATTTGGTTAGAAGCATCAGTATTTAGCACGGCAATAGGAATTCGCGTGCTATTTGGAAGAGAAAGGTACGTGAATCCAGTTGTAGAAATTGGGCTTACAATCTTCCAGCTAGGTGTCTTTCTAGTAGATACTGAAACAAGAACTTCACCACCATCAGGTATTGGCGAAGTCTGGTCAACCGTAGGATCCCAAAATCCACGGCTATCTAGGTCACTAGCAGATTCTGTAAACTCTACTTCAAGATAAAAGGTTTGGGAAGCTCCAGCTAGTGTAGTAGTTAGCGAGGCATCTGGCTGATCTTCAATATCAAGAATAGCTCCTGATTTATCATAAGCTAAGCCAGCTAATACAGTTAACTGACCTGGAGAAGTTGCTTGATCAGCTAATTCAATTCTAAAACCAGATAGTACACGAGAGTGCTTATCCAGCATAGCCTTAGCTATCTGGTGACTTCTTAAGGAGTGAGAATAGCTATTAGCCGCTAATTCAAAGTCGGGTAAGTCAATTCGCTCGTTGCTATGAATGTGGAGAGATTTTGGCATGTTTATCTTACACTAATAATAGAGACTTTAACTCCAGCGGCTCTCAATAAATTAAAGAGATATTCAACACGAGATCTAAAATCAGTAGGTAGTCTTAGGGGAAAGTCATATCCGTTAGTCTTAATTGATGGCAGTAAATTAGCTGCACATATAGTCTCTAACGCATGATGATTTGATTTTAGCATAATAGGGGCGGAAAAGCTAAGTGTATTACTATCTAAGCTAGTATACTCTACACTTTCTTCGTTACCAGCCTCAAAAGTTACAACATCATCAATCTCATGCTGATAACGTGTAGTGCTGCTGATTGTTAACGTATTAATACCATCGTTGTTAGTAACACTAACAATTTCTTCGTTATAAGTACCCTCTCCTATTTTAATGATGTAAGGGTAACCGGAAATAGGAAATGAAGACGAGTCTGCAACAGTGAAAATATTTAAGCCAGCAGTTACCACAACATCTAGTGTAGATTTAGCAGAGAGAGTGCTATTCCCAAAATTAAGAAGCAAATAACCAACATCTGGAATTCCTGTAATAGATGTTAAATCTAGTTCGGAGTAAACAATTTGAATCTTCTCTGCCTGAGTTCTCTGTGTACTAGTGATAGAAGGAAAGAGAGCAGTGCGATCGGCTAACGTGATATATCCTGTATGGTTCTTAGTAAGTGGAGAAACCGCTATAACATCTGCTAAGAGGCTGACCGTTGCACCAGCTAGATGTGTCCCACTAATAGGCTCACAGAGGATTCTAGGGGGTACTACGGTACCATCTACGCCCGTAACATAAATTACTTCCGCGTCTACAGTACGCTCATCTACAATAACGCGATATCCATTTGCATTAGGGAAACGAGCACCTGATAAGCTACCTAGAGAAGTTACTTCAATGTACAGATCTCCAGGAGCTGCTGGCTGATCTAAATCGGTATAAGTTAACTGGCGTTTGCCAATATCTGTTACTTCTACAGTTTCACGACTTCCTCCTGAAGAACCTACTATAGCAGAATAAGGATATCCTGCTGTTGCAGCAAATGATGCGTCTTCGACCTCTAAGGCCGTTTTAGTTGCAATCTGCTGCATTACCAGCTGCATAGGTCCTGCTAACATTTTGTCAGCAGTTGTTAGGTTTCTTATATTTACTGGAGTTACATTGCCTACATCGTAAATATATGGCCCTGGAAACGTGTCTGGAACTGATGTATAGTTACCATTAACAACTGTGCTACCTGCGTACGTTGTCTCAGTTACTAGGAATAACGTAAATGCTGCGTGAGATATAGCAAGTGGTTGACCAAATGAGATCCAATTTGGGTCATAGTATTTGATAATTGTGACATTATCAACAAAAGCATCATACACATGATTAGGCAGTGTAGTAGTTAATGTGATTTCATCTGCTGTATTGGAGGCTACTACAGCAGCGTACTCATTAAAGTAAATAGTTGTGGTTATTAAACTATTTACAGTTAATCCACCATTTAAGAGCTTTAATACTGCACCAGAACTTCCATTAGAGCTTCCTGTAGCAAGAAAGATATCACTTACTACTTCTTTAGAATAGCCAACAATTTCGGCACCAGAATCAATATCAATAATTCCAAATGGTGCTAAGGCAAGCGTAGAAGACACCTCTGCCCGTAAATCACCAGCAGTAGTTCCATTTGGAAATGAACTTCCAACTGCACCAGTGATATATTCGTCATGAATAAAAGACGCTGAACGCGGTGTATTTTCTGCTTGTAAGTCGTCAGGGATTAGAATCTCAATATGACGGGGATCTGTTTGAATGATATCCCATGCAGCACCCTTTACTTGTACTTGTGCCAGTTGAGCTAGTTCTCCTGCTAGTAGCTCAACTGTTGTGCCAGCAGGTGCTTTAGCTGCAATATTTGACTTTAGTACTAATGTGTTATCTTCAAAAGAGTTACGAGTGTAAACTGCTCGTGGTCTAATGTAGTATACATCACCAGCTGCTGGAGAGGTAATAGCATAAGAAAATGTAAGCGTTGTACTTGTGTTAGCTACAATATCAATAGTAACACCAGCCAATGCAGGAGTTACATTACCAACAAAGGCAATTTCATTACCAACCTCTGCATCAGCTGTGAAAGTTGATGCAGCTGATGTAACAGATGTAGTACTACCGCCTGTTGCAAGTAAGCCATCTATCATATATGCAGTATCATCAACAGCAGGTGCAACACCTAAAGCAGCAAAGTTTAGCTCAAAGTCTGAGTTACTTGTAACTAGTCTAGTAATATTACTTAACGCTGGAGTAATATTGCCTGAGAATACAAGGTACTTATTAACATTTTGAAAAGGTTTAAAAGTACCAGGGTAGGTAGTAAACGTAGTAGTCGTGCCTGCTGTGGCTGTAAAAGTTGGGGGAGTAGTTAGGCTAATAATACCAGATTCAGGAAATTTACTAGTAGAATCCAATGTAATATGGTATGTGTTAAGCACATAATCTGCAGATAAACTATTAGATATTGGTTTTTGCTTTACTTTAAAATGGTAATCAACAAGAGCTGAAGTTGTTAATGTTCTTGAACTAATAGAATTACCAGTAACACTGACTACTTCTTCATTAGCTTCTCCACTATTAATTAGCAGAGGATAGGGAAATAAAGTAGGAAAATCAGAAGTATCACCAAGAGTTATTAGGGTTTCAGAAAAACTTTTTTCTATCAGAGAATAAACAGAGACATCCCCAGCATATGCTGCATGACCATAGGTTAGTACATTATCTAATATGATGATATTATTGTAACGGTCAATCAGTGAATAAGTAATTATTTCCTCATTAACTAAACCTTCATCTAATACAATAGTGCCTATTTGAGGCATTTGGTCAGTAGACCAAACTTCAAGTTTGTAATCTCCAGCTATGGCTACTGTCTTAAGAGAACTTGCTACAGTCTTCTGTGGTCCAAAGATAATAGACAGTATCTGAGCAAATTGAGTAGTAATTTGCTTATAATTTAGCCCGAAAACCTTAGCAA